CACGTTTCCAACATGATGTCAACAGACGTTTGAACAGCACGGGCTCCTTCGGTGTCAAAAACGAAATCACCATCAAAACCAAACATGCTTTTCTTACCGTCCTTATACTCAAGGCACCAAGGATACCCACTACTAGTGTTACGAGGGATTGCCCTAACAAAGTCATTGCCAGGTATTCCAGCTACCGCTTCTTCGAAAGTAAGTAAGCGGGGTTGGGAAAAATTGGCAACGGACCCAATGAAGGTCTGTAGGACATTGTGGGAGGCAAGCTCAAAATAAGACAAATCAATTGGCACGAGAGGCCTCTGGTACTTTGCTAAGGCCAGTTTATATGGGTCATAGAAAACACCATCTCGCTCAAAAGGCTGTAAGCGTGCAGGCTTGAACTTGCTAGGCCCAAACAAAGAATATAGAGGGGTTTTACGAAGAGAACTCACCGGAACAATCGGGCTTGGCTTAATAACAGATAGCTTGCTACCCATATGGGCAGTAGCAATTTTAATATCAGAGAACTGTTCCCAGCAAAGGGTAGATGAAATACCAAAGCCAACACCACCGGAAGAACCACCGGTGTGCATACCAATGAGGTGACCTGTATTAAAATCAAACAGTAGATCACCACACATCCCAGGCTTACTGGGAAAGCTGTATCGCCAACAGTTGGAAAGAGTCCACTCATCACAACCAGAACGAAATCTTTGGCTCTTGATTATGCTCGCAGAACTGGTAGTGGAGCGCATAGGCCCCACGGCCGTAACAGTCAATGGGGACTCGTTATGAACATCTCCAGAATCAGCGCCGCAAAGTAAAACGCGGCGCTTCATACCCACACGGAAAGTTTTTAAGCCGTCCATATGTCTAACGCAATCTCTAAACTGTATTTTGGGATCAACCACAACTAGACAAAGATCAGACTCGAGCATAGATTTTGGAACCCAAGCCTTAGCAAAATCGATGTCTACACGCTTCCCACGCACATAAAAGTAGAGTGCCTTTCCGCATCCAGTGTAATGATGAGGCATCAATATGACGTTGCGTGAGACACCTAATATAGAACCAACTACGCCAACGCCATCAGCGAACAATTTAAAGTAGTTATTTGCCATAACGGCCTTAGCGCGATCACTTGCACAGTCACTACCAAAATGCGGTGTAGCAATGTCGTGTTGAGTGTTTTTATGCTCAAAAACATTCTTATATAAGCCATACGCGC